ACTGATGCCTGATAATATACAGAGAACCAAAGGTCGTCCACAAGGATACAAATTTGATCGCGGTGGAACACCATCTGAATTTGGTCCATTCATAGGCGAAGTACGCAACAACATCGATCCCACACGCAGCGGTCGCTTACAGGTGTACATCGAGCAGTTTGCCGGTGACGACAAAGACGATGAAAGCCTGTGGCGTACTGTGAATTATATTCCGCCGTTCTATGGAGTGACTCCTCACTCGGGCACCAACGCAGGTGCCGGTACTTTTACCGGCAATCAACAGAGTTATGGCATGTGGTTCACACCGCCAGACATCGGAGTGCAGGTCATATGTTTCTTCGTGGCCGGCGATCCCAATCAAGGTTACTATCTTGGAGCAGTACCAGATCCGGGCATCAGCCACATGATTCCAGCCATCGGTGCCAGCCGGCGTTTCCAACTGCAGAACGGACCCCAGGACAGCTATTTCGCAGGTGCCAGCCAACTCCCAGTCACAGAGATCAACAATGAAAACCTAGAGATCAGCCAAGATCCTAGATTCTTTGACAAGATTAAACCGGTGCACAGTTATCTGGCCGGTATCATGATGCAACAGGGCCTGATCAAAGACAAGACCCGCGGCCCCATCACTTCCAACAGCCAGCGTGAAAGCCCCAGTGCTGTGTTTGGTATCAGCACGCCAGGCAAGGCCATCTATCAAGGTGGCCTGGACGAAAAAGACATCAAACTCAAGCTGGAAAGAGGCGAGATCAAACTGCAAGACGTTCAGGTCATAGCACGTCGCGGCGGCCACAGCATAGTCATGGATGACGGCGATCTCGAAGGTCGAGACAACCTCGTCCGCATCCGCACGGCCAAAGGTCACCAGATCACCATGTCAGACGACGGCGACTGTTTCTACATCATACATGCCAATGGCCAGACCTGGCTGGAGTTTGGCAAGCAGGGTACTGTGGATGTGTTCTCTACCAACTCTGTGAATGTACGCACACAGGGCACTATCAATCTGCATGCCGACAAAGATATCAACATGTACGCTGGCGGCAGTTTCAATGTGAAAACTCCCAAGATGACCATGGAGGCCGATGCCGAGATGAACCTGATCGGCACAGGCAAGATGACACTGTACAGCAAAAATCTCATCGGTATCAAATCAGACGGCAGCCTCAGCCTGAAAAATTCTAGTGCAGGATCTTGGGACGGTGGTTCCACCCTCACGCTCAAAGGCGGCTGTATCAATCTCAATTCAGGTGGTGCCGCTCCGGTATCTACTCCAGTGCCGCTCAAAGACATCATGCTGGCCGATACCAAGTTCGTGCAAGGATCAGGATGGACCGTGGAGTTTGGCAAGCTCAAGACCATTGTCACACGAGCACCCACCCACGAACCTTATCCTTATCACAATCAAGGTGTGAATGCCAGCACGACACTGTCAGAGAAGCCGCCCGCGGATCTTACCAAACAGACTGCCACCACCCTGGCCAAGATCGACGATCTGCCAGTGACCAACGGTATCACTGCCTCGACATTTGCTGCCCAAGCACCGGCACAACTCAGCGTGGGCAGCCTGGATACTGCCCAAGTCACCGGACTGCTGGCCCAGACCGCTGTGGATGTCAATCAGCCCTTTGACATGTTGAGTGCGGACAAAGGCATCGGTAAGTTTGGACTCAGTGCCGGTCAGCTGGAATCTTCTGGGTTCCTCAAACCCGGAACGGTGCAGACCTTCCTGCAAGATCCTGCACAGTTAGAAACAGTGCTCAGTTCTGGCACAGTATGGACCGGCAAGGCCGGCGTCAGCAATCTCGGAGATCTCCTGGGATCCGAGACCTTGCAGAATATCACGCAAAATGAAATCATGGTCACATCTCTCGAAGGGCTGAAATCCGCGGGCATAGTGACCGGATCTGAATCACCGTCTGAACTGGCCAGTTTCGTTCAGACCGCTTCCAAGTTTGGGGTGGCCGATACCGTGGCCTGGGTCAATGGGGCAGCACCAGCTGATCTGGTATCAGAGATCAATTCCACGGCTAAAAATGCACAGTATGCCGTGAACTTCGTGGATACCAAGACCACGGAACTACAGACCGGTGGTATACGTCTGGGTGCATTTTCCAACACAGTAGAACGCGGTGCCGTGGACTTGGCAGTCTCGGACATCATTGGTAATCCCAAAGTACCTTCACCTAACTATGACACTGGCATATTCAGCGGACTACCTACCAGCGACCTCGCAGAGATTTCTAGGTCGGAAAATTCCGCCGCCATCGATGCTGAGTTAGCAAGACGCAATCTGCCTCCGGCAGTCGCGGGCGGAGAAACTGTGCGTCGTGCGAGTTTAGAATCTGCTGTGGAATCAGAAGCAGAAATACTAGGCAGAGAAATATCCTCGGTAGAAACCCGCATCAGGCTGAGACAACAGCGAGGCCTGGACGCCGCAGATCTCCAGAGAGAACTGATCGCCCTGCGGTCCAGACTGGCAAGATTGACATAGAGTAAATACCTTATGCCCACATTCATTGGTTTCAACACACAGGATCAATTTTTCAAGTTCACGCTCACGGATTTTGAACTGATCAAGCGTGATCTTTCCAATGCTTTCAACATCCAGCAAGGAGAACTGCCCGGCCGACCTGGGTACGGAACCACGATCTGGAGTTACATCTTTGAGAATCAGACTCCAGAGGTAGAAGCAGCCATCATGCAAGAACTGCAACGAGTGGCCGGAGGCGATCCCCGTGTGTATCTCAGCGACATAGATATCTATCCACAGGACAACGGAATGCTGATAGAACTGCAGATCCAAGTGGTCCGCAGCGAAACTGCCGAGCGTCTCTCTATATTTTTTGATCAAGAATCTCGCCGGGCCAGTTTCATCTAAAACTACCCAGTTTTTCAGCACCATAAATACTGGATATTAGTGAGTGACCATGGCCAAGACTGCAAGACAGACCGCGATATTTGGTGTAGAAGATTGGAAGAGACTGTATCAGACCTTCCGAGAAGCCGACTTCCAATCCTATGATTTTGAAACTCTCCGCAAGAGTTTCGTGGACTATCTCCGACTGTACTATCCGGAGACCTTCAATGACTACATCGAATCGTCGGAATTTATCGCCTTGCTTGATGTCATGGCGTTCATGGGCCAGAGTCTGGCCTTCCGTAATGATTTAAACGCACGTGAAAACTTCTTGGACACCGCTGAACGACGCGACAGCGTGGTGCGTCTGGCCAATCTGGTTTCCTATACGCCCAAGCGTAACCAAGCCTCCCAGGGTTATCTCAAAGTGTTTTCCATAAGCACCACGGAAAATATCACGGATTACAACGGCATCAATCTCAGCAATGTCACAATCGACTGGAATGATCCTACCAATCCCAACTGGTTAGAACAGTTCACGCAGATCATCAATGCTGCCTTGGTAGACAGTCAGAAATTTGGACGACCAGGCAACGAACAGACCATATTGGGTGTGAAAACCTCTGAATATGCCATAAACTTGATTCCGGGATTCTTGCCCGTGATACCTTATGCGGCCACGGTAGATGGAGTAAACATGCCGTTTGAAGCGGTCAGTTCTACCAGCGAAGGCCGAGACTATGTGTACGAACCCGCACCACGTCCCTCGGGCGTATTTAATGTGCTGTACCGCAACGATCAGTTGGGGTTCGGTAGCGATAATACCGGCTATTTTTTCCTGTTCAAACAAGGTGTGCTCCAGAACCAAGACTTCAATCTGGCCGAGGCCCTGCCCAACCGCACAGTAAACATCAACATCGAAGGCTGTAACCAGGAAGACCATTGGTTGTACAAGCTAGACGATGTGGGATCTATCGCAGGCGAATGGGAATACGCAGAATCTATCTATGCCGGTGCAGTAGAACAATTGGCCCCGGATCAACGCCAGATCTATTCCATCACCAGTCGTGCCAACGACGAGATCACCCTGACCTTTGGTGACGGGGTGTTTGCTGAGATACCTGTGGGTTTCTTCCGCACCTATGTGCGTGCCTCCAATGGATTACAGTACATCATTAACCCTGAAGAGATGCAGAGCATAGTGCTCGATATCAGTTATATCAGTCGTTACGGTCGTGTGGAGACAGCATCGTTTACCTGTGGTATCACGGAGCCGGTGAGCAACGCCCAAGCCCGCGAAACCATAGAAGAGATCAAACAGCGGGCCCCGGCACGCTATTATACCCAGAACAGGATGGTCAACGGCGAAGACTACAATCTTTTTCCGTTCACCAAATTCAATTCTATCATCAAATCCAAGGCCGTGGCCAGATCGTCTATAGGTACCAGCAGATATCTTGATCTCACCGACGTCACGGCCAAGTATTCTTCTACCAACATTTTCTCCAGTGACGGTGTGCTCTATCGCGAAAACGTGTTGCCCACCTTTGACTTTGACTGGATCGATCGCAACGAGATCGTG